GTCGCGCCTTCTTGCACGGCCTCACCTGAAGATTTCACTCCTACTTTACCAACACCGTTAATCAAGCCTACACCACGTGTAAATAATCCAGGACCAGTGACTTGGTCACCTGCTACCTTGCCACCGTGAGTAGTGATGATTTTAGCAAGTTCAGCTGCTGATTTATTTATTGACTCGGTTGGGATTTCTTTACCGGCAGCTTTAGCACCTCTGAATACCTTGTCGGCAATTTGTTTGGTTACGTCCCCTAAGTCACCTGGGATAAGTCCAGTGATAAGGGTGTTGATACCCATGTTTTCCAAGACAAGATTTCTTACATCACTGGTAATCTCCTTATTATCATTCATCAGGTCAGCCATCATCACACCACCTGACTGAATACCTTGCATTACGGACATTGGCGCGGTTTTCTTAACAAGCGATGCGTAGTTTTTCAACCGATTCCATAATGTTAGACCAGCTTTACCAGCACCAACTGCCGTACCCACAGCTGCACCAATTTCACTACCTGCTGCTGCACCTGGTGCTGCACCGACACCACCCAATCCTAATGCCCCAGCTATTGCACCTGCACCTGCACCAATACCTGATACGATAGCGGAGTCAGCTGCCAGACCACCAGCAAGGTCACCACCAATACTCGCGAGAAGTTCCGGGTTACTTAATACGTATTTCATTGCATCAGCAACACGGTCTTGCGATAGGTAATAATTCAATGTTTGTTTTTGTGCTTTTAATGTCTTTGAGTCACCTTCATCAAGCCATTTCTGGAACTCTGCCTGATATTTTACACCTTGACCAAGGCCAGTCTCTTTGTCTCCATCACCGCCCAAGCCATCTAACAGTGCACCAATGTTAGTAACTAAACGCATCGCACCAGAGGATGCTCCTTTAACGACTGTTTTGATAGAGTCCGTGATACTGTTATCGTTGTCTTCTTTCTCGTCCATGCCATACGTCTTTTTCGCATTGGCAATCGAGCCTTCAAGTGTCCACCCTGTCGCCTGTTTCTCCGCTAATTGTTCAGGGGTTAGGTTTGACGCATACCACTTAAACGCGTCATCTAACATATCTCTACGTACAGCAACAGGGAGTTTATTCGCCTGGTCAGGATTAAGGCCGTACAATGTCCAGAACAAATACGGAGTAAGTTTAGTCGTGTCACGCATACGTGCACTGTTCACACTCTTACTACCATTGTTTGTTATATCGGATGTGTCATTCTGCGCAGCGGAAATTACACCGCTATATTTATTGAATAATGGCTCAACTGATTTCTTTAACTGTTCAGCGTGTGCGTCATCTTGCACTAAGATTGGTGTGAACTTAGTTGGTTGGTTGAAATCATACACAGGTTTCTGTGGTGCAGGCTGTCCTTCCGTTTGCTGAGGTTGTTGTGCCTTAACAAATAATCCAGTCTGTTGCTGTTGAGGTTCTGCTTGTTGCTGTGAAGTAGGTAGCTCACGACCTTGACGCGTGTACAAATCCTGCATAGATTGTGGCAATACGCCTGTACCATAATAGGTACGCACATCTTCAAATTTTGCTGAATTGTCCGCTGCAGGATCACCTTGTGATTTCAATACATCATAGGCTTTACGACGAAGTTCCCAATCATATTCGACTGGGTCCATTTGTTGTTTCATAGGTCGCAAAAACCCACCTTGTTGTGGTGGGTTAGCAAAGGATAAGTCGCCAACACCGGTTGCTCCGGCTGCTATCTCTTGTGGTGTCAACATAAGTTAAATACCCCATAATTGGTTTTGTGCATTTCTATTCTGCTCTCCAACCAAGCGTGCAAGTTCAGGATCAACCATTCCAGAATAATCAATTTTGACTGGTTGGTTTTGATTTACTTCTGCTACTTGCTCTTGTTGTGTCGCCTGTGTATTTGGCTGATTATACATCTGAGCGTAAGGATTTTCCACTTGCGTTACGCCTTGTTGCATTTGTGGCAGAAAGGGATTCCCGTTTTGCTGACCACCCCCTGCGGTCGCATACTGGTCGTAGTTGTTGAGGGTTATATTTGGATCATTGAGGTGCTTTCTCAGTGAGTCCTGGACAAACTTCATATCACGTGTTTTTTGCGCATATGGTGAACCAGGTAAACTCGCCCATGTACCTGCAGATTTACGGATAGCAGTATTGAAGTCTCCATTTACAATGTATGGTAACGCACCGTTTTGTTTTAGCAAGGCAATAGCTGCCATACGCTGTGTCTGTGGTTGGAAGTCATTTACCTCATACCCTTGTCTGCGTAAGTCATCATACGTGCTGTTTAAGAACTGGAACGCACCAGCTGCTGATGATGTGTTTTTCTTGCCATCAGTTTGGGTGAACCCCCATGAAGGGAATCCACCTGCACGTGACAAGTCTTGGATCATAACCTTGCCACCACCTGCAACCGCATACGGGTTAGCGTGCTTGGACGTACCTTCTGCATCCATCAGCATATTTAAATATGCGTTTACGTTTGCATTGTTTGCATACTGTTGCAGGTCTCTAAAACTTGCCATTACTTAATTCCCCACATATTGTAAAAACTGTTGTCCACCCCACGTGCTTGGTACCCATCTCTAAACTCAGATTTGTATTGCGGCAGTGCTGGTGTATCGACTGGCTTGATTTGTTGTGTGTACAATTTCTCGTAAGGGTTAATTACTTTTTGCGTATCTTCCTTACCAGTAAAAGTATACCCAGCCTGTTCCGGTGATGTACCGTTAAATGCAGATTCGACTGGCGTTGTCTGAACAGCTGTAGCAGTGTTTGCTTGCCCGCTTAGTGGCGCGATAGAGCTGTTATATACGGTAGTCAAGTCTTGCACATACGTAGGTGACTCTGCCCACTTACGCCCACCCTTACCGTTTTGAAGAGCATTAGCAAATGCACCAAAATCCTTAGCACCTTTTGTGCCTGGATAAAGTCGCTCCATCAACCCTACATAATCTTTAGCAAATGAATCATCGCTGTCATACGTACGAAATTTACGGAGGTTTCCAGCGTCACGTGCCACTACTCCATCACGCCCTTTACGGAACTCGTGAATACCAGCATAGTTATGTGAACCACGTGGAGTAATTTTTCCCCACATTGACTCTTGTCCGAGTTGGGTCACAAGATAATCCACTGGGATCCCCGCCTTATCTGCGTAAGGCTGGAGGATCGGTGCCCAGTATTGTCTAAATTGTCCTGCTACTGTCTGTGTCATAATTTACTCGTTTGCGTATGTGGAGTTGGCTGGGGTTTGTTTGGTTTTGTTGTTAGCTTTTTTGTAATTATTAGACTCAGTTGTTGCAACCGACATTACTGAAGCATTGGTCGGTGCACCAGACATTCCAGGTACGCCATATAGTCCGTTGTATGCGCGGTTAAAACTGGTTGCTGCGTTAAGTCGTGCTGCTGCAGCTGCTTGTGGAGAACCACCTGCTACACCAGCCATTGCCCGGTCTGCGCTAACACCTTCTACAACTTGACCAGTTGGTGTTACCACGTTTACAGTTCCATCATTGTTAAATGTGACACCATTCAAGCCTGCGTGTGCTCTAAACCCATTTGCAGAGATCATATTTGGTGTATCAGCACCATAATACATACCCGCTGCTGAATTACGTGTTTGAGCATTATCAAGACCTTGTTGTGCCGGCGCGTATGCGTTTGCAGCTGCACCCCAAATACCCATACGTTGCGCTTGCTCTGCTGTAGCCAGGTTGAGAGCCTCTTGTGCATTAAGAGCCATGCCACTTTGCATATACTCTTGAGCACGACGATGTGTCTCAGGATCTGCTTGAACCTGCATTAACCCTGCTGTCGCCTCACCTTGCAAATTAGCAGCTTGGCTTTGTTCATAACGAGCTTTTGCTGATGTGGCTCGGTTACGTAAATTCCAATATGCCTCTTGATCACCGAAGTCTCCACGGATGCCATTTGGCATCGCATAAGGATCAACCTTACCTTGCGGGTCTAAATACGTAGTATCGTAGCGGTACCCACCATTAGGCAATCTCTCATAAATAGGATAACCATTCGCCCCCATCTTAACTGGCGGCTCTGCTGGACGCTGATACACAGGCTGTGTAGCTTGTGTTGGAATAACTTGTTGCACTGCTTGCGTTGTCTGTGCTTGCGTTGTCTGTGCTTGCTGGGCTGGCTTTTCCTCAGCTTTTGTAGTTTGCTTTGTCTCAGCTTGTTTGGCTTTTCCTTTGGTATCGGTACTGTTAGCTGTTGTTGCCGTACCTTGCGCAGTATTAGTAGTAGCTGTTAGCTGAGATATTGCTGGTTGTGTAACTGGTTTCACATTCCCATTAGAATCAAATGAATCTTTTGACCATCCTAATTGGTTACTAGAGGCTGCAAGACTCTTTTCTAGCTGTTCTTTCTCAGCAGCTTGACGAGCTAACTCCTTTTGCTGTTCTGCAGCTCTTTGCGCTTGATATACTTTGTCAGCTGCCTCTTGCTGCGTTTTCATCTGGTTAACGAGTTTGGCTTTTTCCTCATCAGGTAGCGCATTGAGTTTGTCAAGGTCTTCACCTCTCCACTCTGCTCCAGCTAAGTATTCACCCCATGATTGTTGATCAACTCCCATACCTTACCCCTGTTTTCCATACACCGGTATATACATGCCTCTATTTGCATCGTACTCATAACTTGTTTGTTGTGAGCCTTGTTGCGAAGGCGATACGTTGTGATTTGATAAGCTTGATTGGTGGTTACCATTCGTTACAGCAGTTTGCGTACGATTCACCACATTTTGCTGTTGATCACCTAATACTTTCTGTCTCCACGGGTCCATGTTCCCATAGTGTTGCTCCGCATATGGGTCACGTAATTCCGGGTTCTGTTGAACAGCCGTAATATAGTCCATACGATTTGCTTTATACGTAGGAGTATAGGCAGCTTGCATTTGCTCACGCTTTAACTGGTCATCCATTAACTCACGCTCAAGTCTGAGTGGGTTCATTACCTGATTTGCACGGTACGCATCCATCGCCTCACTGGTTTTCATACCAGTTGCCATACCCATACCCCACATTCGAGCTATATCACTACCCCAGTCTAATAGACCTGATGATCCACCAAACCCCCATTGCCCTGTCATATCGTAAGCCATTAGTACGCTCCTCCCAATAAACTCATAATGTCATATTGGTCATTATAACCAGGATCTACCATCGGGTCAGCCCCCAATATAACTTGTTGTTCGTCATCACCCACCAACCCTAATTGACGAGCAAGTGCCATAAATTCAGGCTGGCTCATTTGAGGTGCTTGTTGTCCTAGCATATCTTGTGGGGTTGCCACACCCATCATGTTTGGTTCTGCTGGTTGCCCCATTTCACTCATCAGTGATTGCATTGATGGGTCTTGCATATCTGGGTTATACCCACCCATATATGCAGGTGAGCCAAGTCCATATTGTTGTGCCAAGTATGGGTCAATCCCGTTCATTGGGGGTAAGCCCCCCATCATTAAGTTGTTCATCATTAGTCTGCTACCCTTGTATCAGTATTTCCACCACCGCTTGAGCCACCGCCATCATCATCATCGCCACCACAAAGTTTCCCTTGTTGACAAACGAAGATTGAAATAAGCAGTGCAATAAGTGCACCTAAACTTGCCATGCCAGACATGTCTTTATCTGCTGTTTTACGCAAACTGTCTGCCAACCAGCCATAGTTACGTCCAGCTGCAGTAAGCATCTCGCCACCAAGTGTCCACAAGTCATGTGCATTTTTAACTCGGTACATATACAATTTGTCATTGAGTGTAGCGTGAGAAGACGCCCATTTTTCAGCTTGTCCAATACGACCAGATCTATGTTGTTCCATTGTGTTCGCACCATCAAACAACAATTTCATATTGGTCTCGAATGCTTTAACCCGCTCTGCCTCTCGCAACTGCGACACAGTACCTACAACCGCCATTACTTTAGCTGTTGCCAAACGTTGCTCTGTGTCACAACACTCACCGTATGCGTAACGGTTCATTTGTTTACGGATCTCGCGACGCTCTTTCAATGTTGCTGCTTCTGCAGTAGCAATCGCACGTTCTGCAATGCCACGATAATCCGCCTTATACCCACATTTAACAAATGCACATAATTTCTCATGGATAGCATCGTTACATGGATTTAGGGAGTTACCGTAGTCGTATTCATCATCTCTACGATCTTTGTACCAATCTGCTTGTGCCTCAAGTGCACCTTCAGGGCCTTTGCGGTTATCCCACTCTTTGTCACCGTCATCGAAGTGCCGTTTGCCACGTGAAAACAGTGTGTCGTTTGCTTCACGCCACTTGCCTTCTGCATCTTTGGCTTTGTCGATAATACTTTGGCTGGCAAACTTACCAACCAATGTACCTAATAAAGATCCAATAGCCAACCACTTACCGTCATCACGTTTTGGCTGGCGTGGGTATTGAATGATATGGTTAGAGGAAATCCCTACGTTACCATTACCACTTGGTTGTACACTGCCTACGGTGGCTGAGTTCTGGACTGCCTGATTACCTGCTGCAGCAGTTTTACCACCGCTTGTTCCAGATGATACTCCGTTTGTGCTCATCTACTCCTCCGAAAGCAAGCTCTCTCGTGAAGTCTGGATATGGACTTCTTCAACCACTAACCGACTTCTCACTTCAACTTGCCAATCAATCGCTCTATATTTTCGGGGGACTAACACAGGGCGTTCACTTGTTACTTTGCGTCTATAATACTCTTTTCCGTCTGCAAATAATACCACTTCGACATACGGGTATTGGCGGCGCAATTCATCACGATATTGTTCTTTCTCCGGAAAGGCCTCAATATACTCATCTACTCCGAGTGTCGGATGAAGACGCAACCAATCTCGATATTTGCCACGTTCACGACGCGCATACACAGATTTTGCAACGAACTCTGGCGACACAACTTTAAATGTTGTAGGTCTCCACCGTCCAGACATCATGATTGGTTTACTTCGCCATACACCACACATTCTTTCTTGCCCATCACCAAACCATCTGCAGAGCGGTTCGCCTACTGGCAATTTCTCATAAACGAGTAATTTGTTACGGTGGTTAGACCACCCCATATCCCACTTCGTACTTAATGTGGTAAGGCTTGCATCTCGACGTTCATCTGCACCTAGTCTGTATACAAAATTGCGTCCACGGAAGAAGAACAATGATCCATCATGGTACACCATTCGTGTATTACGATCATACCACTGTGACCACTCACGCTCTGTATAGTAATCTCCAGTTATTAACTGAATACCACCAGTCGTGAACTCGCATATCCCTTCTTTGGCAATGTAATACATTGCAACTTCATTGGTGCACGTCATCTCTCGCTTAATTGCATCAAAGCGGGTTTCTAACTCAGATATACCAACCGTGTCTGTGAATACAATTCGGTAATGAAGACCGTCTGTAAGAGCCAACACTTGATAATGTTCACCACCCTCAACTTTCTCTGTTACTGCAGCTAATCGCAATACATTGAACCGTAGCTCGTATTCATTCGCTGTTGGGTATGCGTGTGGACGCATTGCATTTGATACATAAATCTTATTGCCACCCCACAACACTGTACGGTTATTACCCACGTTTACAATGCCTTCAATACATGTTGGTGGTGGGTTATCTAACTCTGTCTCTAACGACGCACCTAGACCTTCTGCACAAGCTACATCATAAAACTCTTGTTCATTGATGTCCTGTGCGCCTACAAACAGCCACTCGACCCCATAGTCTTGGTTTGGTACAGCTCTATACCATCTACGCTTAACAGCGTTTGCTGGTGGCTTATCATTGGCTCGCACTCTGATGGCATCACCATCGTGAAAGTCAATAAACTCAGACGGGAATGAATCTGCAGACTCTTCCTCACATCCATTCACATACGTAAATTTATATGCGGTAAGATATGGCACTTTCTCATGGCACTCATCTTTACCAAATTCGATACCACACACATCACCAATGCAAGGTGTCTCACACCCAGCGTCTTCAACTAACTCTGCTGTCGGTTTAACATCACACGCTGGTCGTTCCATACCAACTTGAATTGGCGGAAGTTTTTGTAAAATGCGCTGCTCAGATTGACGCCAAAGTTTTCCACCTTCTACGAACAAGAAGCTGTTTTTACCTAAACGTTCGACTGGATCTTCTGCTATCGACACCCAATCTGTAAACGCAACAAAAGTGTTCCCTACTTTGTGTATAACCTCTGGAATGCCGTTATAACGATTCCCGAATACACTTAATAAAACAACACTTTCACCTAATTCTTTATGTGGCAAAAACCTTGTGCTATAAACATCAAGGTTCTCTGCTACTGTACCATTTTCATTTCGTAATGCTTTAGGGGCTACCTTTGGTACTAGCCCCCCAAATGTCATAAAATGCACTCTAGCCTCCAGCCACTGCTACACCCATTGTGCTACCGTTTTGACGAATTAAGACTGCAGTTTTTCCAGTCACATTTAACTTGCGGATTTTCAAGAACCCTGCAGGTGGAATGTCAAATGATCCACCATCTTCTTCACCTGTTGGTGTCATAATAACAAGTCGAACCGTTGTGCCTGGTCTTCCAGATAGATATGCGTTGGTGGCATCCTCAACATACGAGAATGTGTGCCCATCTTGCCCAATCGGACCTTGTGGACCTTGCGCACCTTGTGCACCTTGTGGTCCAACCACTGAACCTAAGTTTTTACTCTCACCATTAGACATGGCCGCAATAAGGTTTCCACCTTGCATGGTAAATTCTACAAGGCTTGTACCTGCATCACCTTTCTCACCTTTCTCACCTTTCTCACCAGGTGCGCCACGTTCTCCTGGCACCCCAGCTGCTGTTGGTACCATGCCAGCATCAACGAGACGGCCGTCCGTAAGTGTTACAATTAAGCGTTTTGTAGCAGATACATTCATTGTCTGAATGCCTACCCCTGCATCACCTCTATCACCTTTCGGACCACGAAGCCCTGCTCCACCGCCACCATTGCCACCTGCAGGTGCGGGGTTTTCTGCAGCTGCAGTATTCGATGTTCCTTCACAGCCACATCCACCACATTTTGATGAGAATAGTTTGGCACAATCAACTGACAGCGTATTCGTCTCACAGTTGTATTTCAGCGGATCTGCTACGTTCAGTGGTAACACACTCAATAAATCTTCAAAGAAGTATTGTGTGTCAGTGGTGTATGTAATTAACGAATTACTTTTAATACAGGTGCACTGCGTTCCGAACCCACGTTGAACATGTAGTTTGTCACCGTCGCGTCCTACTACTCGCATAGTTTCACAACAACTGTCGCATCCTACTACTCGGATATAAAACCATTTCCCATTAGGAACTTCCGGAAAACGACTACCCTGTCCACGCATAAGCTGGATCACAGTATCGTTCGGGTTCACTGCTTGAGCAGTGCGAGCCTGTCCAGATGAATCACACGATAGGAAAATAAGAGGTTTGTCACAAGCCATTACTTACCTCGCTGTGCAATATATTCGTCCATTGTGAGTTTATTCCACTGCACTTTTGCACAAGACCCCATCGGGAAGTTTTTACTGCCTTTAACTTCTACATCTCGCTCAACTGGCACTTTGTCAGTGAGTTTAAGGTCGTTGTCTTTTGTAAATTTAACTACTTCAAACTTATCCAACCAGTGCAATGAAATGTAAACGTGGTTACCCTTCATCACAGTATTTAACTGTTTAATAGCCTCTGGTGGCAATACCAGTTCTGTCTCAGTCGGTTTCAGTGAACAACCAATCCCATACTCAAAATTATCAATATACTCAAGCACGTTTCGGCTCCTTCTTCTCCATATGTGGCTTTGATTTTTCTCGTATCTCAAGCCACACATCATTGTCCAATGTTACATTAGATCCAACGGTAGAGCCTGTCTTTTCAACACGCTTGATATACCCGTTATCATCTTTTTGTTCTAACACCCTTTGGCTCCGTTTACTTGGATAATATGCCCACCTTCATCATACTCCAAACACGTATCACAGGTAAAACATACTGTGCCAGCTTTGATTTTGTGGGAGTCACCTGTTGCACATTGCTTCACAAACTCACATAACTGCTGTGGGTTCCATTCAACCTTAACACATACGCCTGATGGGAATGTAAGTGCAGATGTATTATCTTGACCACGCTCTACCGTTAAGACATCACCTTCACGACGCGTGACCTTAACTACCTCACGGCTATCCCCATTGATAAGTGTAGCATAATAGTGCGTGCCATCTTTAGGCTCAAAGAGGACTCCGTTCGCTACTCGGATTGTTGTATCTGTAGCAGACACTGATTTAGTTGTGGTCGTCTTACGACCCCATACGTTTGTTACGTCTAGCATTCATCACACCCCGTAGGACATCCAACAGCTTTCGGTTCAACAATTTCATTATCCACCATAGGGATGGCAGCACAACAATCATTGTGGCAACTACAACTTCCGAAACCGACACCACCACAAGTGTGGCAAGTATCACATCCATTCTTGTACTTAACCTCTGTTGGTGTAGCTTGTACGCTACATTTTGGTAAATAAAAACAATGCGTGTGGCAAATACACCCATCAATATAAACATCCGCCTCGTAATACCCTTCAGGTAACGATAAGAATGATTCTGGCCATGCCCAGCACACTGACCCGTCCATCAATGCTTCTGATGGTGGAATACACATCAGCACGTCACAATAACCTTTCTCACGGATCTCCATTTTGTAATAACGGTTGATCACAGATTGTGTCACTGTACCATCGCAGTTACGCTTGCCATAGTTAAAGCAACGCTGTGCCTCTTCACGGCTTAAACGGATTGTATCTCGTGCCTTTGTTTTAGGCGGACAACATTTTTTCTTTTCAGGACAGCAGGGGTTAAGGGTATGTCGTTCCCAGATGTCTTCTACTGGTACAAAACATGATTGTCCACATCGTTGTTGAGGAGGTTCATCCCCATATAAGAATTTGCTCATCGTCTGAAAAATCCCCCAAAACAATCCCGTCTACGTCGAATAAATCCACCACCAATCATTTGACCACCTTTTACTTTAGTAGTCTTACGCTTGATGTCAGCTACTGCTTTCTCATACTGATTTTGATAACTCACAGCAATTTGTGGATTTGTCCATTCTTGTCCAGGAATTAAATAAAGTTTACTTAATGCTAAGTATTGTATTGGCGTAGCATATTTGTTCAATATGAAATCAGGGATCTCACAACCACCACGACCCATAGCCCACGCATATTCAACCTCGACGACTTCACCATCTGCTACTTCACCGATCCAGATTGCATCCATCGCACCATTGTCAGTATCAAACGCATAACCATAAACATCAGGTGTCTTAGTATCTTCCAACTCTTCACCCATCTCTCCACAGTCATCTGCTAGTTTCTTCACTGACTTGATACTTGCTAAGATACGGCAACTGTCTAACTCAATAGCGTAATCGTGAACTTTGTCGTGCAGTGGTATA